CTAGCATCTTGGCAGGATTGACCCTGCACGAAGCCTGAAGCCCCGGCAGAGAAAGCCCTAGCCGTATTAGTTGAACCCTCACCATAAGGGTGAGTAGTGTCGTTCTCAGGAATGGCATCAAGTGTTCCTGCAAAGAAACAAAAACAACTCATGCCTTTCTGGTCTGAGAAAAACTGTCCGTAGTAGGATGGGATCCAAGCAATATAGCCGAAAGAAGAGTTACCGTTGGGAACATAGTGACTCTTATACTTACCCAGAATACCTTCATGTGTACCATATAACCCGGCTAAAGGGTCAGTACCACATGGGTCAGCAATCATCCTACCGATTGCCATAGTCTTTGAATCTCCCCTGCTCCGGGGTCGATTCAATCGCTTTGCCTTTTGTGGCTTGTTGGTTGAAGAATTCCTCTTCTTCATGTTATACGTAATTGGAGGGGCCTTCATACTTTGCAGTACGTTGCACCTCGGCCCCAGAAGGTTTAATGCAAAATGCAAAGCTAAAGTCACCCATAAGCCATAGTCAGTCATTACATAATACAACATGACATGGAGCAATGGGTTCCTAAAGTCCCCGTAAACGTAAAACTCATAAAAAGAAAAGAATAGAGTAGCGGATAAGGGAAAAACCCACCTAATAGCTTCCTCTAGGAATGGTGACAGATGCGTGTAATCGAACACACAAGTTTCAACAAAATGGTCACCAGAATTAGATGGTCCCCAATCCTTCTCAATCATGATTTTTGCAGCATAGGATTGCAACCTTACAGGGAATCCACCGCGCAATTCATCTTCAAGCTCAATGACTTCAGACGGTTCAAGACCGTATCTATGACAAACGAAATCCATAGCTAAAGGATCTTTAGTATGCTGGATACTCGCATATTCATTATACAAGTCATAATGAGCTTCAACCTTATCAAACCATCGCAAATACACCGGATTCTGTAATAAACCTGAAATACCTGGTACTAGAGATATAGACTTAGACAAACCTTTCAATATAGATGCAAATTGTTTCTGTATATCTTCAGAACTATAATGCATGTTCTTGCACCAAAAGGTCTTTGCCAATAGTTTACCAGGTTTAGGAACTAAAACAGTTCCTTCCTGAGTGGGAACAAATATGGATGAACAGAATTCAACCTCATAATCATTAACTTCTCTCATCTTGATGACTAAACCGTTATCAAGAAAGATGGAAACATAATCAGAGATTGCCCGAGGCACGCTTCTCAAATAGCATACCCCGTCATCACCTTTCACCATAAGAGCTGCCAAAGCTTCACCGAACACATGCAAAGCTGTGTTCAGAGTGACCAAAGTATTACCAAACAAAGTTGCTGATCTACCTGAACATCTAATAGATTTCATTTTGATACGCAAACCTCGTCTGGTACTAACCCGGATCAATTTCGTGTCTAGCAGCTCACGCTCAACCACATCATCAGGCACACCGGACAACGTCATGAACTTAGCTATTAATTGCAGGCATTCGTCCCTCTGTGAGGAGTCGAAAGCTGAATAGTCCATGTCAAATTTATGATAATCCGAATAAGTTTCATGGAAATGTCCGATTTCTACAGAATCGCCGTGTAGAGGAAACAACAAGTATTCAGGAAGAAGCTCGGCCAAACTTTCATTCAAAGGTACCAGCCATCTGCCCGTAGAAAAATTGAATTCCACGGAAGAGCTTATGACTGGTCTCGGATATTTCGGTTCAGCATAAGCTTCCATCTTCGTGAACACAGAGCTGTCATTCCAATTTTCTATCTGCTCATCTTCCCTTTCACCCATCTCTCGCCTAAGTCTAGCTTCTTTAGAATTAGGAAACCTAGAGACCCATTCTTCAAAAGACATGGGGTCTAAGGTATTAAATATCTCAGAAGCTAATTTCACGAGAACAGGGTGCAAATCAAACTTATACTTGCCCGCACCAGGAATCTTGTACAAGAGCTTATTCTTAATACAAGATACAACATTGTGAGGGCACTTACGAGGATAATAAGGTGGGTACATGGGGTGATAAACCATAGCCTTTGCAGCTGGCTGAGGTTCACATTCAAGCTCATAGTCTTCTGGATACTTGATTGAAATCAACTTGGTAGGGTCTGATTCCCTATCAGGAAGGTCACAACAATAATCGTAGACCAAAGCTTTATAAGCAGCCAGCATGCTGGCTCCATGAAAC